CTTACTAGTTTGAGAGGTTTGACCCTCTGTGATTTACGGTGAAGCGTAAAAATCTACGCTCTCCCCTAAGGTCTGTCACATCCTGAATTGAGGACTGAACAGAGGTTGCCACAATGGGACTTCCATTTGGCAAATCATCGAAGATTGCCTGGGTCAGTAAGGCCAAAGCCTCTGCCTGTCCATAGCTCTCTTCATAAATTGTCACACCAATAACAGATTGCATCAGTGTCTTGCTTGGCTGAGTGCCCCCGTCACGCCTGAGGATGACTTGTGCGGGGCTTTCGTCTGCCCTAATAGCAACTCGCACATCAGAGCGGGCCTGAGCCGTTAGAGCGGCGTTTAGCCTTGACACCAAATGAGCCATGATGTCTGTAAAAATTACCGCATCAGCCATTAGGTCCTCTTATTTGTTTTGCGTGTTTTGACCTGGGTGCCTCTATCGCCACCTGCCAAGTCTAGCGCTCTGGATAAATTGCCTGTGTTTGCTTCATCAAAGTCAGAGCCATTTATTACTTTGGCCCTAGCCCTGTTTCTGCCAGCGCTGACTTCTAGCTGGGAGCCAGGCACAGCGCCCTTGACTTTTTCCATTCTGTCGCCGAGCATGCTTTGGATTTCGGGAGACCTGAGCAACTCACGCATCCCAGACCTGTTTAGTTTCACAGTGCCGCCACCGCCTGGGATAACACTAGCCATTGATTTCCTTTTGTAAGTCAATAACTGTGCCAGGGGTCCAGTAACCCAGACCATTGACCCAGTTGAAAGATTCGCCATCTAGGATGTAGCGCTCACCCAGGTAAATAAATACGTCACTGTTATTGATTTCAACATCAGCATCTAGGTAAACGGTCAGCCCAGAGGTGATTGTGATTTCTGCGGCACCTACTGTTTTGGAACCAGTGCGGGCGGCTACTTTTGCGTTGAGCTCAACCTCAGTGGTTGTGAAAGTTGGTTCACCGTACTGGTCAACCCCTGCCAAACTTTGTATCACTTGGGTAAGTAATTGCATAATTTCCATTTCCCATTGTTGATGTTGATTTGAATGTCAGGCCACGGTAAGAATCCGCAACCTTGGCCTCTACTGGGGACATCATTACCTGACCCCCTACGGCCCAAGCCGCATAGCTCTGAGAGAATGGTCCAACGGTTTGTTGTTGCACACCAGAGGCGGCATCAGGGTTGATTGAAAGTGTTCTGGCTACCATGCCAGCGACTACGGCCACAACATCATTTGGGATGGTGGCAGACCCATGCTCATAAGTAACCGTCACGGGGGTATAGGCCCCTAAATCATAAATGCTCTGGTGGCCGTCAAAGGTAAAGTCAATTATGTTGCCGTCAAGGTCCTTGACCTCGCTGACGGTTATGACGGGCCTTTGGACTAAGCGCACAACGCCATCCTTAGGGAATAACCTGACCACGCTTTCGCCCTGCTCAAACTTTTGGACAGCCCGCTGAATAAAAAGAGCTGAGGCATCTGTCAGGTAAGCGGTGGCCTTGGAGCTTTCGGCGGTCGTGAGAGTGCGCCCTAGGCGAGCCTCAACATCAGTGATTGTAGCCAGTGCCATTTAGGCCTCTCTAAAAATTGTTTGGGGTATGGCTGAGGGGCCAGAGCGAACTCCAGCCCCTCAGCGGTTAGCCTTATTTAGGCAGAGACATACTTGATAACAGCGGCAGACTTGATGACCTTTGCACCGTAAACATTCAAGCCTCTAACAATGTCAGAGAACTTGGTCTGACTGCGTAGAGCCTCAAGTGACTGAATCTGGTTCACAAATGCCACAGTGTCACCGTGGTATCCGACTGCCGAAACATCAGTTCCCAATAGTGGGGATTCTAGAATGGTCATTCCGAATAGTCGGGTAATCATTCCGTTGCGTAGTTCCTCGCTTGAACCAGCAGAGGAAACATCAGTCAGTCCCTGGATTAGCAAGTCAGCAAAGTCAGGGGTGACAACACAGAATCGGTTGTCACTTGGGACCTTGGCGGCTGTCATTGCGGTTCTGATTGAACGGATTGCGGTCTTGGCTTCATCAGCTGTGTCAACCACAACTTCACCAGCGTTGCCGTCAGTTGCACCAGCAATCATCTGAGCTAGTAGGTATGTTTCAGCATCCTCAGCTAGGGCCTTGCCAGCGGCATCAGTCCAAGCGTTGAAAGTTCCAGCGGCTTGCACTTTGTCAATGTCATCAACAAAAACAGAAAAGGCTTTTTCCTGGTTTAGTAGCAAGTTGACCTCAGTGTCAGCCAATGCCTCAGCTGTAATTGAACGGCTGGCGGCGGCGTAGTCAACAATGGTTGGTGTCGTTGCGTTGATGATGTGCACCTGGTTGCCTCTTGAGGCATCACCCTGATAAAGGGTGTTCAGGGTTGGGATTACAACTTGGCTGGAAATGAAACTCTGTGTTACTCCAGCACTCCAGATTTCTGGGATGAATTGGTCAATAGCCATTTGATTTCTCTTTTCTTTATAGTTTGCCCATCAGAGAATCAAGGCGGCCATCTTTTGTGGCTGCCATAATCTCTGCGGGGGACATGCTCTTGAGTTCGTCTCTACTTCTAATTTGAGACTTACTAGGATTTTTACCACGGGCACCTTGCCCAAGGTCTGGGATAGTCTGCTCAGCTTTTGTGCTGTGCGCCTCAACCCATGACTGAATTGCCTCTGAATCAATGTTGCCATCACCCTGAATGAATGAGGACTTGTCAAAGTCAAGTAATGAACTGCCATCAAGTGAACGGCCACCTAGCAAGCTCTTGAACTCAGCATCAACCAGTTTCACAGCAAACTCTTTTCTGACGGCTTGGGAGGTTTCCTCACGGGTCTGCTCAATAAGTTTTTCAGTGTCAGTCAGTTGTGATTTTCTAATTTCGTCTAGCTCTTTTACCGCTTGGCCATTTGACTTGGCTTGCTGTTCATTCTTTCGGCTCAGAGATTTCCATTTGTCAACCTCTGCCTTTAGGGTGTCCGTTTCGGACATTTCTGAGGTTTCATTTTCAGCGGTCTCCACCACTGCCTCTGGTTCCTCAGTTGTTTCTAGGGTTTCGGTCTGATTTGATTCAGCCATCTTGTCTCCATTTCGGATTGGGTATTGCGCTCATTGCGAGCTAATCAGCTTGGTAGCTGAAATCTAATAAATCAACCCAGGGTCAACTGGGTCAAAAAACTGTGTGGGTTCTGGGGCATCGGGGCTGAATGTAACCCCGTCACCATAAAGCGCCTCTAAGGCAAACCTGACATCCCCTGGAACTAATAGGTCAATCATTACTAACTCTGATGGCCAGGAAACTTGTAGACCGCCCAGGGCGGCATTTTGAAGTCTGACAATTACCACGGGGGAACCAATGAATGGATTATCCAATTCACTCAACCAGGTAACTTTTCCTTGCGGCGTACTTGCTTCAAACATCATAGGCCAAACAACACCCCCAAAATAAATTGTCTAAACTCTGTATCCAGCCCAGCATCAGCGCTCAATGCTGGGTTCAAATACTGAGAGGCTGTAGTGGGCGATGACCACATGTTACTCCCAGCAAAGACTGATTCAATGCCAGTTGTAAAAATTTCATAGGCACTGTCTATGTTGTAACCATAATCCTTGCCAGTGTAAAGATTACGCCACTGGTCCTGAAAGCCAGCCTCTCTGCTACCCATGTTAGTTCTCTTTGTCCCAAGTGCGGCTCTTTGGTGGGCAAAAGCAAATTCAAGTTCTTTCAAGCCAGGGATTGTGTATTCAAACATGTGCCCCATTTCGTGCACTGCCGTAGCGTACCCACTTGAAAAGCCCTTGGCTTTGTCAAAGCTAATTCCAATTTCACCTGACATGTTACTAAAGTAGCCACGGCCAACCGTTTTGGTGCCTATGTTTGAGTTGTCCACGGCGGCTTTTGCAAGCCAGTCACTTGGGTAAACCTGTTTAGCTTGATTCAAAATGTCATTAGCCTTTTGACTGCCAATGAATTCTGGGCCACCCCGACCAAGCTCACGGAATTCCTCCAATGTTTCTTTAGTGCTGGCCGCATAGAGCTGATTATACTTTTCTGTCCCTGGCAAAATGTTTGAGGGGATTGAGCCTTGGTATCCAGCTATGTCTTTTTGATACCCCTTTATTTCATCCCCCAGTTTTTTGCCAGCGGGGCTGAAACGGAATGTGTTTCTAGCGCCGCTCTCTGCGTTCCTCAAGGCAAACTCACCGTTAAGTGTTGAGTTTATTATCCTGTCAACATTTGACTGGTCATAGCCTTCTCTTAGTAGTTTTACTCTAAGCGCAATAGCCTCTGTTTGCTTTTTAGCTAATTCAATACTGATTGCCTTTTGGACACCAGCCTCAAACTGAACCTGAGTTTTAGCCAATAGTTCCTCAGCAAGCTTTGTCTGATTTTGTGCAAAAGCAATGTCCTCTGGGCTAATGTCTCCAATGGCCTTTTTTACTCTCTTGCCAATTTCATCATCAATGTCTTTGCCAACCGCTTTGATTGCCTCTAAGTGCCCTGATGTCTTGGGCCCAAGTGTTTGAATTTTTGCCTTACCTTTTAGGCCAGGCACAAAGACATCACCAACCTCCAGCCTTATGTCATTAGTAATCGTTTGAGCATTTATGTTTTTTAGCTTTAGCCCAATGCGCTCTTTGAATGGGGTGGCTGTAACTCTTTTGGGTGCCTTGATTGGGTTACCCAGTTCAACCTTAGGAACCTTGGTAAACTTTTGCCCCTTCACGGAAAGATAAGGGCCAAGCTCGCCGTGGTTTCTGATGGCAATTTTACGGTAATCAATTTCACGGGCGCTGGCATCCTGGACACCAAAGCGCTCGGACACAGCTTCATGTGTTGCATCAAGTTGTTGCTGGTCAATAATCTGACCCACATCTGTGTCCCCATAGATTGGCATTTCGCCACAATCGCATCCAGGGTGAATGGGTAATAAGTCACCCCTGGTGTAGCGCTGTGTTGAGGCTATGTAACAAAGGCCACAACTCTCAGAGCCAGACAGTGTTCTCAAATACCCAACAACATTGTCATTGGCTTTGCGAGACAGTAGGCCCGCCTCACGCCTGGCTAGCTGGACCTCAGTGCGAGCAATAGAAGTGGCTCGCTGTGCTCCAAGCTCTAGGGCATCAGAAAAATCATCACCCTTAGAGAGAGAGGTCCACATTTCTTTCAATGGCCGTTCCCAGACATCCCTATCTGTAACCACATTATTTCTCAGTAGAGCTGTGCTTAGTTGTGCCTTGACATTTTTAGGCATAGTGAAACTCTTTTTATTTATGCCAGCCATTTCCTTATAGTAACTAAGAGAGTAATTGGCCATTGTGTTTTTAGCCTGGGTGACGGCTGGAGCAATGCCGCCAACAAACCTATCAATGTCAGCGGTTCGCCATGAGCCAAGTGATAAAAATTGCTCACGGGCTTGCTGGGCCGCAACATCCATGGTTGCGCCGCTTACAGTCATGTAAGCTTTGCTCAAATCGCTAGAGCTGACCACCAATTCCACCTGTCAAAGTTGCGTTGAAAATCTGTTCGCCAGCTCTTTCAATTTCCATTTCAGCAATTTCAGCTGGGCTGAACTGTCCAATCAAAGTCATTCTAGAATTGAACGGGATGTCCTGGAACTTGCTGTTTGCGTCTGCTCGCTCAGAGAGACTGTAGCGTTCTGGGGTTTGCCAGATTGGTTCCAAGTCCAAGAGCTCAGAGCGGATTGTGTCACCAGTGTACTTGAACATCAGCGACATAACTTTGGACCAGCCAACGGTTGCCCTGGCAATGCGGTCCTCGGTCTTGAACACCAAACCCTCACGGGAAAGAGCGGCACCCTCAGCGCTTTGGTTTGCACCCTCTGAGTTGAGGTAGTGCATTGGGGTCCTGGTCACTGCGGCAAAGTCCTGGATGTCTGCCCTAACTGCGGCAAGAATGTCATTGGTGTCTGTCTGTCCCATCTCGCCAATGTCAGCATCCTCTGGAAGCATCCACATAGCGCCTGGAGCAGATTCAAATAAACCGTTGTAATCAACTTCATTACCATCAGAATCATGTGTGGGAAAATCGCCCTTGAGCCACTTTTGTTTGAAGGCCTGAGTGGTGGCAATGATTAGCCTCTGGAGTATCATGTGGTTGATTCTGTCAATCAAATCCAGGTAAGGCTCATACTCGCCTTTTTCATCCATGTTTGTAAACTTCACAACTGGGACTTCACCAAGCGGATTGAGTGAGCTCATTTCCTCTTGATACATGTAGCCATCAACATCAAAGGGGCTGTTCTCTTGGGTCTTTTTGTAAACTTCAATTCTGTCAGGGTAGTAGTAATACGCACAGTGAAAACCATACTCAGAGAACACCTTGAGAGCACAAAGGATTTCTGAGGGGTCCTCTGGGTCAGAAATGATTTGCATCTGGCGTGGGTCCTCAACTGTAACCAGTGGGTGTTCCCTGCCCTTTTTCATTCCTACAATGGCATAAGCTTCACCAAACTTTAGGAAAAAGGTGTGAAGGTCTGCGGAATAGACATCAAGCTTGTTGGCCTTCCAAAGTCGGCGGGCCATGACATCCCCGTTTTCATCGTCATCAGCACCAGTGCGGAAACCACCAACACGCATACGCTCACGCACTGCGGCAACCGAAAGCTGAGCAATGTTCAATCGGGCCTTTTTTTGGAATCTACGGTAAGCCCGTGACTGCCCCTCAGCGCCCTCAGGCAATGGGGCATCCCCGTCATAGTAGCGCTCTAGCAAGTTCATTCTGCCCTGCTCTTTAGCAAGCTTTTTGAGCATGCCCTGTTCCAATTCTGTTAGCTGAGTAGCCATAAGTTTCCTAACCTAATCTGCGGGGGATGAATGTGCTCTTTGTGGCTTTCCCTTTAGAGAGAGCCTGGAGCCTGGCTTGGTATGCCAGGACCGCCGCAACTGCGGCATCAATTTTGTTTGGTGACTCAGGGTGTTCCTTGGCAATAGAGATTCCTGAACGGCTTATGCGGCGGCGAGAGTTGAGAACATGTCTAGATAATACTGACCCATTGTGAGTTAGTTCCTTGTCAATCACAGCATTTTGAAATTGCTCCAATGCCCTGACTACAAGATAAGACCTGTTTCCTGTCATCCACCATTCAATGGGATGGTTCACCGTTGATTTGACTTTTAGCTTTTTGCCGTAAGCGGCTTCCCATTGTGCAATGTAACTTTCCCATTTTGCGGGGTCAGCAAACATGCCAATCACTTTGTAATCCTCAAATGCCTGTTTGACCTGATTGTCAACATCAGTGATAGGGACTTCCCAGTCCTCCCCAGCGGGGCCATCAGGTTGTTCCCAGACTTTGATTTCAAAGAGGTGGCCGTCAGAGACACGGCACCCGATTAGGGCGGTGGCATCTGTGGTTCCTCTTATGCGTTTCCTTGAGCCGTCAAAGCCCAGTGTGATTTCCTCACCCTTGCCAACCTCTTTGGAGGCGTAGGTTGCGGCCCACTCTGGAGCACTGACCCATGAGTCTTTTGCGCTGGTGGGTTGATTGAAGTAGTAACGGCGTGAATCCTGTGGGTCATTTCGTGGGTCATAAAACTCAGACATGATTCTTTCAACATCCATGACCTCAGCAAATGGCCCGTAGGCTTCTAAGATTCCAGCTCTGACCTGGGCTTCATCGGACAAGTCAATGTCAGCATCAGCCTCACGGTGGTCAAAGAAAAGTCTTTGTCTTTTGACTTTGCCTTCATTTATCATTTTGGCTAGGTCATGTGTTTCCTCTGCCACTGATTTCTCACCAGGCAAGTACATTGTGGAGGTCTCAAGTGACCACGGCTCTGCCGCTTTACGCTTTGCCAGGTTGCGCCTAACGGTGTCATACATCCGTTTTAGTTCTCTAGTTGTGTACAGGTGGGTTTCATCGAACACCACAAATGTTTCTTTTCCACCATCCTTGGCACTATTGGAAGCAGTGGATGGAATGATTTCCCCACCACCTGGCAAAAAGATTCTGGTCAGGCCAGCGGCATCCCTTGGGAGCCCATTTGATAGCGGCCCCTCTGAGAGGTTGAAATAAATGTTGTCATAGGTATTGCCAGCCTGGCCCTCCTCTGTCGCTAGGCAACGGATTATGGGGGCAACAACGGCCCTCCCTACGGGCTCACCGTCAGCGTATTTGTAAACAAAGCCATCCCTGGTGTATGTCTCAACACCTGTGGCGAATCCGTCAAATCTTGCTGGGCCCATAGCCTCAAACAATGTGATGAACCCTGCCAGCTCTGACTTGGCTCTGCCTTTGGCCCTTGACATAAATGAGGAATCATAAAGTCTGCGGCCATCATCACCCAGGGCGTAAACATCCAAGACGAATCCAGCAAACTCTTCATCAAGTTCTATTGGCTCACCCTGGACATCACCTGGGCCGTGGACACAAAATGTCTCAATCCACCAAATCGCAACCCAGCCTAGTGAGAGTTTGCGGTCATGGTTGTCAGCCCTAATGCGCTCACGCATCAAGCAATCTCTGGCGGCGGTCCTCAATGTTGGCAACTGCCTCAAGCTGTGGTGCTTCATCCTCAAAGTCCACATAGCGGATTCTGAGGTCTCTACGGGAATCCACGGTTGTGCCCATTACCTTTTCACGCATCCTCAATTCAGCCATTGCCGAAATGATGCCATGATTAGCCATTGCGTGAACCATTGCGGTATCAATCGCAAAAGCCCAGTCTGAGTCCTGCCACAAAATACAGTGTGGCATTTGAGTGAGTGCGCTCCACCAATCTCTGGTGCGGTTCTCAATCGGAATTTCGATTGGCTCGCCCTCTTTGATTACCGAGCGGCTCAGTGGGAGCTCTGGTGTTGGGCCGTCATAGAGAACATTTGCAATCTCGGTCCAGTCAACCGTTGGCTTGTGCCTGGTTACTGTCGGCCTGTCTGCGGGTTTTCTTCCTGCCATGCCCATCTGTGTCTCCATTTCGGATTGTGCCCAGCATTTCGCTAGGTAAGTAGGTGCGCCAAGTCTAACTCTTGGAGCGGTGCCCTGGTTAGTGCCTGACCTGTCACTGTGAGGTAACGGCCATTAGGGTAGATTTCTACGCTCAAGCCATTGCGGCTAAAGCGGCGGCCCTTTTCCAGGGTCGCATAACCCCAAACATGCAAGCCAGTCCCACTGGGGCTAACTTCAATGTAAGTGTTTGGCAATGAATCAATTAGTTTTTGTGCCTCTTTATTTGGTTTGCCATCAAAACAATGGTCTAAATCTATGCAGACAATTCCATCACCGTTCAAAACAAAGCCTAAACCTTGTCCTGCTTTTGATTTGGATGCTGTTTGGTAATCAGTCCAGGTCAAAGGGTTGGTTGAACTAGCTGAATGTCCCTGGCTTGTGATTGGCACTTTGTTGTTGTGCCTAATCCAGCGGGGTAAAACTCTGAGCTCAACTGGGATGTGATGCCCACGGTGTGAACGGACCCTGCAAGCGGTCCCGCAAAATCTAGGTTTGCGCCCTCTTGCCCCTGCCGTTACTGGGGTGCCGCATACTTCGCATGTATTCATAGCCCCAGTTTATCGTTACATCAGGGCTAGGTCAAGTTTATCTTGGAATTGCTTGGTGCTCTACAGCCCAGTAAACACGGGGGTCGAAAGCCTCAGATTTTGCACACACAGCTATCCACAGCACCTCTCCGCCCTACCTAGGGGGTGGGGAGGGGGTCCCTGCCCAGGGTCTAGAGTCGCACAAAATAGGGGCCAAAAGAGCCTTTTTAGGGGGTCTGGGGGAGAGGGGGTAGAGGGCACTATTAGTCATTGATAAATCCTGGGTGTTTTTCGCCTGGATGACGCTCAGTCAGCCTTGGTCTGTTTGCTGTAGCCTCCAGCGCTGTCTTACGCTTGTGATGCCACACACATAACAGCTGGAGGTTGTCCAGGGATTCGCTCCCGCCCTGAGCTAGGTTCACAATGTGGTCAACCTCTGTGCCTTGTAAGTAGCACCGCTCTGATGCGTGGCCGCCTTGGGGTAGGTGTTGGCATACCCCTAGGGCTCTCTTGATAACTACTTGCCTGATTGCCGCCCATCCTGGGGGGTCTTTTCTTCGGCGGCTTGAATCCCAGTTGTGTGT